TTCTTCTGAACTAGTACCAAAATTTTCCTATGACAATTTAAAGCAAGCAATAAATGGTGAAGTATACCCTTTCTGGAAAGAAGATTATTTAGATTTAATATTTTAAATTATAGATCATATATTATGATTGATCTACTTGTAGATGAAGCTTATGCATTTGATTATTTAAGCATACTTCATATTAAAAAAAATATAAATTTACAAAGCGAACAAAATTGGAAAGATTGCTTTTTATATATAGAAAATCAAATAGGCGAAAATAAAATGTCAGATATTATACATTCGAAAGAATATCAAGAAATGATACAAGCAAATCAAATAACTTTTAATGCTGTAGAAAAAGCTCGATATGGCTCAATAACTGCTAAAGAAGTAGATGAAGCAAATATGTTGAGATATAATAAAAAACTTAATTTACAAAATAAATTCTTTAATTCTAAAATAAAAGAAATAAAAACATGAAAATAAAAATATTCACTTTATCTCAAGATAATTATAAATCTTTAAGAGATATTACATCCGCAAATAAGTCCGAATACTGTGAAAAAAATGATTATTCATTTGAAGAAAGAATTTCTGATTTTAAATTTTCTAACTTAGGATTTGAAAAAATATACAGATGTTTAGAGCTTTTAGAAAACAATAAATGTGATATACTATATTGGTGTGGAGTAGATACGTTAATAACAAATTTTAAAATAAAAATTACAGATCTAATTGATGTCGAACATGATTTTTTTATATCCACAGATGCAAATAATATAAATGCAGATTCTTTTGTTATAAAAAACACAATAGATTCTAGGGCTTTATTTAAAAAGATAATAGAGTCTTATCCGCAGTATTCTAATGACGCTTGGGCTGAACAACAAGTAATTATAGATATTTTAGCTCAAGATGATTATTTTAAAAAAATAACGAAAATACTTCCACAAAAAATGATAAATTCATATGATTATAGCCTTTATCCAGCAAGTAATTTTCGTGGTAGTTCAGAAAGTTTAACTCATTTTAGATTAGGCCAAGATTATTATGGAAATGATGGTCAATGGTCTGAAGGAGATTTTCTTATTCATTGGCCTGGAACAGTATTACCCCAAAGAATACTTTTGACAAAAAAATATATTCCGCTTATTATTAAATAAGTATTTATGATAAATTTAAGATTAATAGACGGCTCAAATCATCAAATAGATTTGAATACAGAAGAATTAAAAAACCACTTTGATAATAGAGTTAACTGCACATTAGAAATACTTCATCAATTTAATGATTTGAACTATTATGATAATTTTATATCAAAAGATGATAAAATAATTTTAGATATTGGTGGAAATATAGGCCTATTTTCTATACATGTTTCTCCTTATGCAGAAAGAATTATAACTCTCGAACCCACTCCATCTCACTTTAAGTTATTAACAAAACTCACAAATAATTTTAAAAATATTCAACCAATGAATTTAGCTTTATCAAATAAATCTGGAACAGAAAGATTTTATACGTGTGAGGCAAATTCTACGATGAATTCATTATTGACAAGAGGACACGTTCATTTTGATGTGAATTCAATCTCATTACAAGATTTAATTAAAAATAATAATCTTAATAAAATTAATTTTGTTAAAATAGATATCGAGGGGTCAGAAATAATAGCTCTAAATGAAGAGGTTATTAAATTTATTAGTGATAAAGTCGATAAAATTTTAATTGAGTTTCATGATGTTGGTGATGGATTAAAATATGGACATAGAGTAAGATTTGGAGAATATTTTCAAAAATATAATTATAAAATAAATTATTTTGGTCCAGATGGATTATTTGCCTATAAGGTATAATGAAATCTGTTTTTTTTACAATAGTAGGGTCTTCCCACTATGAAGGCTGCAGAACAGATGATTTTATAAAAAGTTTTAAAAAATTTCATCCAGAAATAGATTTAATAGTTTTTAAAGATGACGAAATAAAAAAAGTTTTTGAAAAAGATAATAGATTAAACTTTTATAACAGTAAAGCGGCTTTTGCAAAACTTTTATATAATGATTATGATTTAGTTGTTAATATAGATGCAGATCATTTAATTTTTGATCGTCTTGATGAAATATTAATTGCAGATTATGATGTAGCTGCTCCAGCAAATTATAACATACAAAATTGTTGTGGAATATCTGTTTCAAGCTTTTGCACAGGAAAAATATTAAGTGATAATAAATTAATACCTTATGAAAAATATATACAGGCTGGTATTATAGCAAGTACTTCTAAGAAGTTTTGGGATGATCTTTATGAAGCAAGTGCAAGATTTTCAGATTATTTTGGCAATAAAGAGAATGATATTTTAAATTTAATATGCCATATGCTTCCTTATAAGTTTAAAATTTTAGATGGAGATTGGAACTTCAAAAGTGAAAAATTTAATTGTTATTATGGATGCTCTTATATAGGAAGACAGGGCAGTATGGTAGTTGAAGATGATAAAATTAAATTAGATAATAAAATAGTTAAAGCTTATCATTTTGCTGGAGGAGGAGCAAATAAACCTTCTATAGAATCAATTTTTAATCAAAAAGTTTGTAGTCACATAAGAGAAAAAATATTAAAATGAATAATCTAGAAAAAAGAATACTAGAAATTAGTTATACTCATAAGTTATCTCATTTATCTAGCAATTTAAGCTCTGTTAATATTATAGATGAAATATACTCTATTAAAGAAGAAAATGAACCATTTGTATTAAGTAATGGTCATGCTGGACTAGCACTTTATGTTGTTTTAGAAAAATATTATAAAATAAATGCAGAAAAATTACACAAAACCCATGGCGTACATCCAAATAGAGATTTGCAAAATAAAATATTTTATTCTACCGGCAGTTTAGGCTGTGGGCTACCTGCGGCCTGTGGAATGGCTATAGCAAATAGAAATAGAAATGTATACTGTTTAATAAGTGATGGAGAAATGTTTGAGGGAAGCATCTACGAAACATTAAATTTTGTAAAAAAATATAAAATTGATAATTTAAAAATATATGCAAATGTTAATGGATATAGCGCTTTAGCCCAATTTAATATATTTGATATTATACAAAATTTAAAAAATCTATATTCAAATATAGAAATTAGAACTACAGATTATGTTTATAATGAATTTCCTTTTGTAAAAGGTTTAGACGGACATTATAATACTTTAACAGAAAAAGAAATGGAAATTATAAAAAATGCGTAGGACTTTTTTCAAAGAATTATATACTGAAATGGCGCAAAATGAAAATGTCATTTCTTTAACTGGAGATTTAGGATATGGAGGTTTTGATAAAATTTCTAAAGATTTTTCTAATAGATTTTATAATTGTCAGGCCGCAGAATTCTCTATGATGGGAATAGCATGCGGTGCTGCACTTGAAGGTAAAATTCCAATAGTGTATTCTATAGGAACATTTCTAATTTATAGACCATTTGAAATAATAAGAACATATATTGATTATGAAAACATTCCAGTTAAATTAATTTGCAGTGGTAGAGATAAAGACTATTCTCATGATGGAATAAGCCATTGGATGGAAGATATAAAAATATATTTAGACACATTTAAAAATATAAAACAATATTGGCCAAATGAAGAAAACGAAATAGCCCCAATGCTAAAAGATATAATTAATAGTAACTCACCATGTTTTTTAAGCTTAAAAAGATAAATGAAAATTTTAATTACTGGCGGTTCTGGCTTTGTTGGCAAAAGTCTCATTGAATCATTTAAAAATGTTTATCAATTGTCATATCCAACCAGTTCAGAATTAGATTTAACAAATACAAATAAGGTAAAAGAATATTTTAATTTAAATAATTTTGATTTTATAATTAATTGCGCGGTAAGGGGAGGCAGAAGAATTAAAGTTGATACAGAAAAGGATTTCTTTAATAATATTAAAGCATTAGACAATATTTTAAAGTTCAAACAAAATAATTCTAAATTAATAACTTTTTCCAGTGGAGCAGAAATATATAAACCAGAAACTTTTTATGGTTTTAGTAAAAAAATATCTACAGATTTAATAAAAGATAAAAAAAATATAAAGAATCTGAGAATATTTAACGTATTTGGCGAATTAGGCATGAAAGATTCTTTTATATATTCTACTATCGAAAAATGTTTAAAAAATCAAGATGTTATAATTTGGGAAAATATCTTATTTGATATTTATTACATTAATGATTTAGTTAATTTAATTCAAATTCTATTAAAAAATAATACAGAAAAATATGAGGAAATAGACTGTGTATATCAGAAAAAATATAAATTAAATGAAATAGCAAACTTAATAAAAGAAATATGTAATTCTAATAGTCGCATTTTTGTAGAAAAAGATAATAATATATTATATACTGGGAATTATCAACATATAGAAGATTTACAATTAACTTCTTTAAATAAAAGTTTAACATCAATGGCAACCAAAATAAAAAACATTATTTAGAAATATTTTATTAAATTTTTTATTATTAATAATGAATGAATCAAATTCAATTATAATTACTGGCGTTACTGGTCAAGATGGTTCTTATATGGTAGATTTTTTATTAAAGAATACAAATTACAATATATATGGAATAAGAAGAAGAAGTTCAAATCCAAATGTAGAAAATATAAAACATAATCTAAATAATCCAAGATTTAAAATATTAATTGCAGATTTATCAGATAGCAATTCAATAGATGAAATAGTCAAAGAAATTCAACCAAAATATTTTATTAATTTTGGAGCACAATCTTTTGTTGGTAGTAGCTGGCAACTTCCATTACAAACTTTTGACGTTACTGCTTTAGGTGTTTTAAGATGCTTAGAGGCGATTAGGAAATATGCTCCTAATTGTCGTTTTTATTCTGCTGGCTCTAGTGAAGAAATGGGTGATGTTTTATATAGTCCACAAGATCTAAATCACCCAATAAGGCCAAGAAGCCCATATGGTGCAGCAAAAGCGGCAGCAAGACACATAACTAAAGTATACAGAGAATCTTATAATTTATTTGCGATACATTCTATTCTTTATAATCATGAAAGTGAAAGACGAGGTGAAGAATTTGTAACCAGAAAAATAACAAAAGGCGTAGCTAGAATTTTTCATGCATTAAAAAATAATCAACAATTCGAACCAATCGAACTTGGTAATCTAGATTCGAAAAGAGATTGGAGTCATTCGGAAGATTTTATTGAAGGAATTTGGTTAATGTTAAATCAAGCTGAACCAAAAGAATATATATTATCTTCTGGAGAAACTCATAGTATTAGGGAGTTTGTAGAAAAATCTTTTAAAGCCATAGGTATAGAAGGTCACTGGATTTATATAAATGATGGTAGACCAGAAGATGAAGGTTTTTATATAAAAAAATTAGATAATAGTTATCAATTATTAGTTAAAATAAATCCTAAATTTTATCGTCCAGCAGAAGTTAATCTTTTACTTGGAGATGCAACGCTAGCAAAAATAGAACTTAATTGGAATCCAAAAATTTCATTTGACAACTTAGTAGAAAAAATGGTAAGATCTGATATTGAAAAATACCAATCATAAACTTTGCAAATTAATAGTAATAAAATATATCAAAGGAAATATTAATTGGCCAAGAGAAATTAAAATTGCACAAAAGCTAGTTAAAAAGTTTAATAGTTTTGAATTTTGGGATAATTTAAAAGAACTAGGATCACCGCCACCTTCTTTAGCTTGGTTTTTAAAATCAGAAGGAAAAGCTTTTCTATTAAAAGAATACGAAAGCTTTAATATGAATTTTAATAAAGAACAAATTGAATTAAAAGAAAATAAATTAGGAGAAGATAAAAAAGTTTGCCAAAAGCCTAAAAGCGTGTTAGAATTTATAAGATATGGGAAGAAAACCTAAAGAAGAAGTCGTAGAATCATCTGGTCCAAGTGCATCAGATAGATTATTATCATTTTTAAAAGAAAACAAAGAAGACCACTATAATTTCGAAGACGAAATCTATTACAAAGTTTCAACAGGTAGCCTTAACTTAGATATTGCTACTGGCGGTGGTTTATGTCCAGGTTTGCATAGATTTATAGGAATGAATGAAGGAGGAAAAACTTCTGAGGCACTAGAAGTAACAAAAAACTTTCTTAAATCAGTAGAAAACTCTAGAGCTTTACTTTTCAAGGCAGAAGGAAGATTAAGCAAAGAAATCAAAGAGCGTTCTGGAATTAAGTTTGTAACCGATCCTAAAGAATGGGTTGATGGAACTTGTTTCGTATTTGAATGCAATATCTTTGAAACTGTTTCAGAATTAATGAAAGACCTTATTCAATCAAATAATGAAAATAAGAGATATATGTTTATTCTTGATTCAGTTGACGGATTAATGACTAAAGGTGATTCTCAAAAGAGCATGACCGAAGCAACAAAGGTGGCTGGTGGAGCAGTTATCTCATCCATGTTAATGAAGAAAATTTCTCTTGCCCTTTCTAAGCGTGGTCATATGGCAATCTTTATTAGTCAAGTACGATCTGATATTAAACTTGATCCTTATGCTGCGAATAAAGATATTCGTCAAACTACCGCTACGGGTGGAAATGCTTTATTGCATTTTGCTAATTGGATTCTTGAATTTGAACCAAAGTTTAATAAAGATCTTATTCTTGAAAAGCCAAATGATAAATATGATCCAGTAAAGAATAAGATTATTGGACATAATGTTAAAATTGCAATCAAGAAGTCAACTAATGAATCTACTAATTCAAAAGTTCAATATCCTATTAAGTATGGTCGTAAAGATGGATCTTCTGTTTGGAGAGAATACGAGGTTATTGATCAAATCCTCGCTTGGGAATTTGCAACCGCAAAAGGTGCATGGGTAACATTCTCAGATGAAATTATTGAAGAACTCAAAAATCAAAACCTTGAGCTTAAAAAGCAACACCAAGGTATTGATAATCTAAGATCTTATCTTGAAGAAAATAAGCCAATTGTAGATTATTTTTATAATAAATTTATTAACACTTTAGCTACATGAGATTATTAAATATTAACGGTCAACTCGTTAATAAAAATGTAAGAAAATATCTGATTGATTGGGAAGGTAAAAGTCGCAGTAAATTACAATTTAAATTTAAGCAATTTTTTTATCCTTATTGGAACAATCATATTGTTTATGAGGAATTTCCAGTCTATGGAAGTATGCTTAAAGTTGATATATTAAATGCAACAAAAAAAATAGCAATTGAGATACAAGGAAATCAACATGAATCATTTAATAAGTTCTTTCATGACGATTCTAGATTAAAATATCTACAAAGCATAAAAAGAGACGTCAAAAAAGAAAAATGGCTTGAGATGAATGAATTTAAATTCCTAGAACTCTACGAGGATGACTTAAAGAAGTTGTCACCACAATATATAGAAGAAAAGTGCGGAATTTTGATTATTTAAGTGTAAAATATTCGGTGACGAATAAAAAAAAATTTACATTTCCAAATAATTTATTAAAACAACTTGATGAATGTAGTTTTGGCGGATATATTTTATTTAATTTTAATTCGAAGGGTGATCCACAAGTATTTACAAAATTTGATAATCAAATGAATGCTATGGCTCTTTTATATTATTTGGGATCATGGAGCAGCACAGTTGATCAAATGAATATGGACGCAACAGCAGACGCAATCCTAGAACAAGGAAATAGAAATGATAAAAATGTAGACGATTTTGATGATGAAGATGGTTTAGACGATAAAGATAAAAAATAATTAATACTTTACTTGACTTTTAATTTTTATTCAGTTATCATATAAAGGATGATCTATTCTGTACAGATAGAGCGCCATGTATTAAGTGGGCTTCTAAAATATCAAAACTTATTCGCAGATGTTGATACGTTTATATCTGAAAATGATTTTTTTAATGATGTACATTCAACAATTTATGCCGTATATAAAAATATGCGACATAAGGGCGAAAATGTAGATAAAGTATTATTAGCAGAAAAGATTAAGAATCTTGGTATTTCCTTTAAGGATGATATCAATATTTATGATTATATTGATAATTTAAGTTTTTCACAGATTACAGAAAAAGCTACCGTTGAAGCTTGTCAAGAATTATTAAAGCTAAGAATTAGAAGAGAAATAGTTGATACGGCAGATAAGATTAAAAGTTTTATAGGAAAGAATAGTGACCTATCAATAGATCAACTCTTGGCTGATGCAGATGCTATGTATAATGGTAAAATTTCTGCATATTCAACGAGCGATGTGCCAGTTAATCTTTTTAAAGATGCAGAAGATATTATTGAAGAAATAGGAAATAACCCTAGAGAAGAAATAGGATTAATAACTCCATATCCAGAATTCAATAGACTTTATGGCGGATTAAAAAATGGAAATATTTATGCTATAGTAAGTAGGCCAGGTCAAGGTAAATCAACTTGGATAAATGATATGTGTTTTAAAACTTCTATCAATCCAAAAAATAAAACTAAAGCACTTATTCTCGATACAGAAATGCAAGCCTTAGATATTAGATTCAGAATGATATCTTCACTTACTGGTGTTCCAGTTTGGTATCTTGAAACTGGTAATTGGAGAAAAAATCAAGAGATGGTCTTAAAAGTAAGAAACGCTTGGTCTATAATTAAAAATTATCAATATGATCACTACCATGTTGGATCAAAAAATATTGATCAAATATGTTCAATAATTAGAAGATGGCATTTGTCTCAAGTTGGTAGAGGTAATCAAGCAGTAATCGCATATGATTATATTAAATTAACTGGAGAAAAAGTTGGCCAAAATTGGGCAGAGCATCAAGCTATTGGTGATAAGATTGATAAACTCAAAAGAATATCAGAAGAATTACAAGCCCCAATAATTACTGCGATGCAATTAAATAGAAGTGGAGAATCCTTTAATAGAAAAGGATCAGATATTGTTGATGATGCTTCTGCTATATCATTATCAGATCGTTTACAATGGTTCGCGTCATTCGTTGCAATCTTTAGAAGAAAGACTCTTGATGAACTTTCTTTGGATGGTCAAGAATTCGGGACTCATAAATTAATTCCAACTAAAACCAGATTCCAAGGAAAAGATTCAGTTGGACATCAAGATATTGTACGCAGACTTGATTGTTCTGGAAAAGAAGTTTGGGCGCAAAATTATCTAAATTATAGAGTAGAGAATTTCAATATTACAGAACATGGTTCATTAAGAGATGTTGCTCAAAGACAAAGAGAGCAGTATGAACTTAATGACCGAAATCAAAACGATGGAGAACTATTATGAACGTAGAACTAATATCAATAACAAAACCAGAAATTAATAGACTTAAAAAAGCAGAAGATCTTGTTGCATATTGTGCAAGAGTAAGTAATCCTTCTAATCAAATGAATACAGAAACTGCGCCAAAACTTTTAAAGTTTCTAATTAAACACAAACATTGGAGTCCATTTGAACTAGTTGATATGTGTGTTGAAATTAAAACTAGCAGAGGAATCGCTGCCCAGATTTTAAGGCATCGTTCATTCTCCTTTCAAGAATTTAGCCAAAGATATAGTGTTGCAAACGAATTTGAAGATATTGAACTTCGTATGCAAGGAGATAAAAATAGACAAGTTGGCGAAAAATTAATGCCCATGGGTACGGATGCTTATGATAAAGTAAATGAACTTTTAGTTGAATCCCTTACTTTGTCTGAACATTGTTATGAAACAATGATAGAAAATGGAGTTGCAAAAGAAGTAGCTAGAATGATATTACCATTAACTACTCAGACCACAATGTACATGAAAGGATCACTTAGAAGTTGGATTCATTACATAGAGTTAAGAACAGAACAAAATACTCAAAAAGAACATAGACTTATTGCAGAGCGTTGTAAAAAAATATTTATAAAAGAATTCCCTATAATCAGCGAGGCTTTAGAATGGAAACAGGAATAAGCATTCACGAAATACTTACAAGTATTGGCTATACTCTAAAAGACTTTGGTAAAGAGTATAGAGCCAAGCCTATCTATAGAGATAGTGATAATGATACTGTATTAAGAATCTATAAAGACACAGGCTTTTGGGTTGATTTCAAAGAAAATATTAGTGGAGATTTTAATTCTTTACTTAAATTAAGTCTAAAACTCAATACCGAAGATGAAGCAAAGATTTGGTTAAAAAATAAAAACTTTCAATACTTTACTCCTAAAGTTGAAAAACCAAAAGTAAAGGATAAAAAAGTTTTCGATAAAGATTTATTATTAAAATTATCCAAGGATCATAACTACTGGTTAAATAGAGGAGTAGACGATCCTACTATAAAGTCTTTCGAAGGTGGTATTGCTTCTGCTGGAAAAATGAAAGACAGATATGTTTTTCCTATATTCAATAGCAAGAATGAAATCGTTGGCTTTTCTGGTAGAGATATTACTAATAAAAGTAAAATCAAATGGAAACATTTAGGAGATAAAAGCTCTTGGTGTTATCCAACTTTCTTAAATATTCAAGATATACAAAATAGCAAACAAGTATTTCTTATTGAGAGCATAGGTGATTGCTTATCTTTATATCAAGCTGGCATTAAAAACACAATAGTTACTTTTGGACTTGAAGTAAGTATATCTATATTGAACTTCTTATTAAAAATTGATCCAAGTAAAATATATATCTCATTTAATAATGATAAAGAAAATAATTCTGCTGGAAACGAAGCAGCTAAAAAAGCTTATAATAAACTATTAAGATATTTTGACCCAAAACAACTTTCAATCAATCTTCCAACTAAAAAAGACTTTGGAGAAATGACAATAGAGGAAATACAAACGTGGAAAAATATTAATCTTATGGAGCAAAAAGAGCGAAAGTAGTGTAAACATTTATATGGGCTATATTTATAAAATAACTAATTTAATCAATTGTAAAAAATACATTGGTAAAACTACAGCATTTAATCCAATAAGAAGATGGACAGAACATAAAAGTAAAGCTAAAAAAGATCCCAGGACACCTATAGAATTTGCTATCAAAAAATATGGACATAAAAATTTTAAATTTGAAATAATAATAAAATCATATGATAAAAATTTACCAAAACTAGAAACAAAAAATATTGTAAAATACGATAGTCTTGCACCAAATGGATATAATTTAGAAATTTATCAACCTAATAGAATTTTAACTAAAATGTCTTTAGAAAAAATGAGTAGATCAAATCAAGGTAAAAGAAAGAAGAAAAACAAAACCTCTAAATATATTGGCGTTTATAAAGATAGAAATTCTATCCATGTCGAATTAAGATATAAAAACATTAAGTATAAAAAAGCATTTTCTTCTGAAGTGAAAGCTTCAATTGCTTATGATAAAATGGCATTATATTTATATGGTAAATCTGCAACTTTAAATCACAACAATAAAAAAAATAAATGGTTAAAACAGAACTTAAAAAAGTTTTATAAATTTTTTATTAAAAAAACTCCAATAGAAGAGACCAACTTGTATTATGACCCTAAAAGAAAAAAATGGCAATCAAGACTAAGATTTAATAAAAAAATATTTCATTTAGGAAGGTTTAAATCTAAGAAAGAAGCGATCAAAGCTAAAGTAAAAAAAATGAAAGAATTAAAAATTTATGTCAGAGCAAAATAAAATTTTATCGGCTTCAAGAATAAAGACATTAGAAATATGCTCTTGGACGTACTGGAACCATTATCATAAAAAAATTCCTCAAAAACAGAACGATGGAAGCCTTAGGGGTACGATTTGTCATACAGTTTTTGAATTACTTTTAAATCCCAAACATAAAAAACATTACAATAAAATAATAAAAAAGAATTCTATAAAAGGAAGCGAAGGAATAACTAGATTAGTTAAAAAATTAAAAGCAAAAGTTGGATTAGATGAATCAAATTTTGAGATTTTAGATCAAATGATAATGGTGGGTTTAAAGCATGATTTCTTTGGCGAAAAGGACGGGAAAATAGTATCACCAGAATACGCCTTTGAGATCAAGAATGATGAGCCTAAATATCATATTAAGGGTTTTATTGACAAGCCCATTAAATCAAAGAATAAAATGGTTATAATTGACTACAAAAGCTCCAAAGCTAAGTTTAGGGGAGATGACCTAGAAGCCAATATACAGGCCATGATGTATAGTTTAGCTAGTAAAAAACTATGGCCAAAGCTTAAACCTATTGTAAAATTCCTATTTCTTAGGTTTCCAAAACAGCCAATACAAGAGCTAGAGTTCACAGATGAACAAATTAAGGGTTTTGAACATTATTTAGAGCATATTAATAATTATATTAATAACTTTGATGAGAATTCTGCTAAAGCTAATTTTGCAATAGATAATGATAAAAGTAAATGGATGTGTGGCATAGGTAATTGGAGATGTCCATACAGAGACTCTTATGAATATTATGTAAAGTTAAATGAAAAGGGCGATATTGTTGAAACAAGTATAGATGGTAAATTTAAAAATATTAAAGGATTTACTGTGAAAAAAAGAAAATATGATGGTTGCCCAAAATTCAATAGCAAAAAGGAAGATAATAAAAAATCATCAGACGATTTTCTAGATTGACAATTTTATATACTTAGATTATCATTTTAAAAAATGGACACTATACCTTTATTTAAATCTCATTTCAGCATAGGTAGATCAATCCTTACTCTTGAGGACGAAGAGATTGCTGAAAATGATCCAGATTCTATTATAGATATCGCCAGAAAGAATAATATTAAAAATCTTTATCTAGTAGAAGATAATATGTCTTCATTTTTACAAGCTTATACTAATTCTAAAAAGTATGATATTAATCTGCGCTATGGTTTAAGATTATCTATTAATGATAATATGGAAGATAAAACAGAAGAATCTAGATCTAAAACATCAAAAATAGTAATTTTCTTTAAAACAAATGAAGGATATAAGCAACTAATAAATATATTTTCATTAGCCGCAAAGAATGGGTTTTACTATGAACCAAGAATAGATTATAGAAACCTTAAGAATTTATGGTCTGAAAAAGATTTAATACTTGCTATACCATTTTATGATTCTTTTATTTTCAATAATACATTAAAGAATTTTATATGCGTACCAAATTTTGAATTTACAAAACCAGTTATGTTTATAGAAAGTAATCATTTGCCATTTGATTCTATCATTAAAAATAAAGTAAAAAATTATTCAGAAGCCAATAATCTAAAAACTATTAATACAAAAAGTATCTATTATAAAACAAGAAAAGATTTTAAGTCTTATCTAACTTTTAGATGTATCAATAATAGAACTACCTTAAATAAACCCGAGCTAAATCATATGAGTAGCAATCAATTTTGCTTCGAATCTTTAAAAGGATAAAAATTATGCTAATAAAAAAACTAACAATCAACGGCACAAAAGCCATACAAAGAGACGACAGAGAAGATAGACTAAGAGATTATAAAAAATGGATTTATGATCAACCAAAACTATACGCTTCTGACATTGATCAAATTGAGTGGGGATATAAAAATGGAGAAGAATTACCTGTCGCAGTGTTGGAATTAACAAGAATTGATAAAAATTATAGGCCACCAGTTGGATATTTTGATGCAATTATACACAGATTTCAAGTTAGAGATACTCAAGCAAGAAGAATAATTAAAGTTGCTAAAAAGTTAGAGGTTGAGGCACATATAGTTGCTTTCTTAAAAGACCTTTCTGAGTTTTCTATGTACAATCTATCTAACCCTAATGGTTGGCATCATTTATCGCCACAGCAATATTTAAATTGGCATTATGAAATTAGAGATCTTTTTCATATGAAAAAGCCAATTGAAGATCCATTTTTAGGATAATATGGACGAACATCTTTTAAGATACAATAAAGATAAGACATTTGTTTTTATTGATTTGGAAACATTTAATCTTTGTCTTAATTTTTCTCATAACCTACCTTGGCAAGTTGGAATGATAAAAGCAAAAGGTGATTTTAAAGTTGATAGTAAGAATTTTTATATTCATTGGGACACTGATTTGAAGATTAGCCAAGATGCAGCAAGAATAACTAGATATGATCATAAGAAAGTAGAAAGAGAAGGTCTAAAAATCAAAGACGCATTTCCAACAATTAAAGATTGGTTAGATCATGCTGATTATATTGTTGGGCATAATATTTTAGGTTTTGATGTTTACTTAATTAAAGAATTATACGAACACATGGGTTGTCATTGGGATCATCTTTTAAATAAAATGATTGACACAAATTGTATTGCAAGAGGCGCGAAATATGGAACTCCATATAAAACAAGTGAAAATTTATTAGAATATCAATATAAAATCTATCATACCAAAAGAAAAGATGTGAAAAGTAGTCTTACTGCTCTTGGTAAAGAAAATGGTATTGATCATGATTACGATAAGTTACATGATGCAATTAATGATCTTGACTTAAACTTAAAAGTATGGAATAAATTGAAGTGGCAAGTAGAGATTTAATATGGCATCATTAGACGATATATACGACATGACTCAAAAGCTTGAAGAAGCTAATATAGAGTATCTACTTATTACTATTCAAAAGGGTAAGAAAACTGGTAAAGCTGATGTATTTTTTTCTCTGAAAGATAGAAATTCTTTGAAAATTTTAGCACATGGCTTGAGCCAGTTCGATAAAGAAATAGATAAAATAGATGGAGAACTAGGTAATGATTAAAGATTTCGAATCACAATTTAGGAATTTAGACTTACCTCTTCATGGAGTAAGACTACCAGAATTTAAAATTGAAAATAAATATAAACACGACGTAGGTATTAGCGAAGATTCTACAAATTACGACTTTTTAAGAGCTTTATCTTTAAAAGGTTTCAAAGATTTAAATATCCAAAAAGACTCACAAGATTACAAGAAATATATTGAAAGAGCTAAATACGAACTTGAAACATTAAAAGAATTAGGGTTTATTGATTATATCCTTCTTGTTTGGGATGTTATCAATTTTTGTAAAGAGAATAATATTCCAGTTGGTCTTGGTAGAGGTTCAGCCGCTGGTTCTCTTATATTATATTTAATTGGAGTTACTAGGATTGATCCAGTTAAATATGACCTTTATTTCGAAAGATTTATATCCAAGATTCGTGCTAAAAAGCAGGTTGTCGAAGGAGTAACGTATTTGGATGGTAGTTTAATGTGTGACGTAGATCTTGATATTTGTTATTATAATCGTAGTAAAGTATTAAACTACTTAGAAAATAAGTTTCTTGGTAAAACAAGTAAGATCCTAACTCTAAATACTTTGAGTGGCAAACTATTAATTAAAGAATGTGGTAAAATTATTGGGGAAAAAACAGATCAAGAGATGACAGATATCTCAGCATTAATACCTAAAATATTCGGCCAAGTAAAAGATATCTCAACCGCATATGAAGAAGTAAGCAAATTCAAGGATTGGTGCGAAGAAAACAAAGAAATATATCAAATAGCTTTAAAGCTTAGAAATCTAATTAAAAATAAAGGAGTTCATCCATCTGGTGTACTGCTATCACATGATAATCTAAATGACTCTTGTCCAACCGAATTGTCTAGTGATAAAGAAGCTGTTTCAAGTTTTGATATGAGTTGGGTTTCCTTGTTTAATATCAAACTAGATATTTTAGGGCTAAGAAGCGTTTCAGTAGTTGATGACGTATGCAAAAGTATTGGTATTAAGATTACTGATATTGATTTAAATCATGAATCTATTTATAGAAATCTTCAAGATTTAAAATCTCCACACGGATTATTCCAGATTGAAGCAGACACAAATTTTAAAGTTTGCCAAAAAGTAAAACCAAAAAATTTGGAAGAACTTAGTGGAGTATTAGCTCTAGCTAGACCTGGAGCTTTACAATTTGCAGACAAATATGCAGCGCATACGAATTACCAACAATCAGAAGGTATTCATCCATTCTTTGATGATATCTTAAAAGAAACTGGCGGAGTAGCTCTTTATCAAGAACAATTGATGAAGATGGCTAATAAAATTGGCTTTACACTTGATGAAGCAGAAATTTTGAGAAGAATTGTAGGAAAAAAGAAGGTAGATGAAATCAAAGCTTGGCAAAAGAAAATCGAAAAGAAGTGCAAAGAAAATAAACTTCCAAAAGAAGTTGGAGAAATTCTATGGAAAATCTTAGAGGATTCTGCGAACTATTCATTTAATAAATCTCATTCATTAGCCTATGCAGCTCTAGCAGCTTGTACAATTTATTTGAAATTTAATTATCCAAAACAATTCTTCTTGTCCTTGTTGAAGATGACTCGCCACGAACCAGATCCAATTGGAGAAATTTCAAAGATTCAAAAAGAAATGGCGCATTTTAATATTGAATTATTAAAGCCACATATTATTAAATCTGAAATGGATTTTTCTATTGAAGGTAATAACATTAGATTTGGCTTGCTATCTGTAAAGGGTATTTCTGACAAATCAATAGAGAAGTTAAATAGTTTTCGTAATAAATATTCAAATAAGTTTGAGATTTTTCAAGCCGCAGAAGAGGCGGATCTTAACATTGGTATCTTATGTTCTTTGATACAAGCAGGAGCTTTAAGTGGTTTCAAACAAAGCAGAAGCAAAATAGTTTTAGAAGCTCAATTATGGAATATACTAACAACAAAAGAAAAGAAGTATGTAATATCTTTTGCTGACAAGTTTGATGAAGATCTTATTAGAATCATCAAACACTTAAATAAATTTACTGATGAAAAGAATAAAGTAATTATTAAAGATACTAGATTAGAAACAATCAAGATTAAATACGAGCCATATTTAAAAATCTACAATCAAAATAGTAAAAGCGAAAGCTTTGCTAACTGGTATTATGAAAAGAAACTTCTTGGATATACTTACGAAAGAACTCTTAAGGATATTTTTATAGATAAAAAAGATAATCTAGTATCAATTTACGACATGAATGAGATGGAAGTTAATACAAAAGTCTCATTTGTAGCGCAAGTAGATGAAGTATATTCTGGTACATCTAAAAATGAAAAGAAAACAAAATACGTAAGACTTAAAGTATCAGATGAAACAGGCACTCTAACTGTATTAATATTTAATGACAAAATAGATAATAATAAAATTTTAAATAAAAACAAAAATTTTGAAGAAGGCAATATTGTTATATTCAAAGGCGTAAAAAGAGACGATTGTGTATTTGCTGATCTAGCAGCTATTCAAGATCATGATATTTATATGAAATTAAGTGAAGTTAAGAATATAAAAACTTGACATTTAAATAAACATAGTATATTATCTTAATATGATATCATTTTATAAACCAAATAGTAAAAATACAGGTACAGCTTGTAGTTTCAGTGTTAACGAAAAAGACTCTTCAATTTGGAGCTCTTTGATTAAACAGTCATCTTGGAATGACGCAAAACGAATTGGTTCATTTGCGGAAAACCAAAATAACCCAGCAAAAAGCGTAAAGATTAAATTTTCTCTTGCTGAAGCTGCTGGCATCCTTGACGCTATTGAAAGAAACAGTGAATTTTCAGCCTATCATACATCTGAAAAACAAACAACTCAAATAAAATTCAGCCCATATATTAAAGACGAAAAGCATGTTGGTTTCTCTTATATGGTATCTAAAACTGATAAGCAAAATAGTGAGAACAAACAATCTTATGTGATCGGTTTCTATTTCAACGAAGCTAGACTACTAAGGCAATTTCTATCCTATGCACTAGATTCAGTATTTGATTCACTCAGAGTAGAAATGATC